TGAGCACCTCGGCCGCGGCCACCGTCACCTGATCGGTCAAAGGGCGGACGTCCTCGGCCGAGACATAGGCCTCGACGGTGTCCAGAAGGGCCTGGTCGGGCACGCCATTGCCGAGGCGCGACAGAACGGTCACCAGAACCTCGCCCGGGGCCGGGCTGGTGGCACTGGCGTCCAGCACATCGCCGGAGGCGTCGAGCGCCTTGGACACATACGCGCCTTCGGGACCGGCCACGGAATAGGCCTCGGGCGCCAGCAGGGCGCGCCGGCGCAGCGCATCATCATCTTCCATGACGGCAGGTGTCAGGCCGTCGACGGACTCCGGGACGATGACCAGCCGCTCCACGCCCAGCAGCGCGACGAGGTGATCAAGGTCGGACCCGACGGCATAGGCAATCGTCACGGCGCGCGCCGCGTCGTTGACCCGTTGGCGCAGACCGAGCTCGCGATAGGCGAAAATCTGGATGATCTTGACCAGAGGCTCGGACGGCAGGGTCAGCACCTGGGCCATGGCGGCACCGGCCTCGGGGCTGTCCTCGGCCATGGCGTCGATCAGCAGCTGCTTGGCCTCAGCCACGATGGCGTCAAAGGACAGGGCCTCGACGACTTTCGGAAAGGGCAGCTTGGACAGGTTGACGGCGGTCGAGCCGCTGGCTTGGCCGGCGAGGACGGACACAGTCGGGAACCTCTACGTCACGAGCGGGGGCCCCGTTGTCACCGCCCGAGCGTCTCGCTGGCGACCAGGGGCTGTTGTGCCGTGCGGTGCTGACAAATTGTCAGCCCCCTACGCTCGCCGCACGGCGGCTCGCTGCTTGGGGGGGGCGATCGCTCGCCGCTTCAGGCCGGGCGGTGCTATGGTTTGGCCAGACCGAACTGGAGATCGCCCATGCCGTGGCCGCAGGATCCTGATCTGACGCCCCCCGATCCGCGCGATCAACGCATGGCGCGCATTCAGCGCATTGTCGCGATCAGTCTATTTCTTCTGCTGATGGCTGGGCTGGCCATCAAGAACTGGCTTCCCGCATCGGCGGTGGTGGGCTAGCGCCGTACCCTGCGGCCCCAGCCGTGGGACATCGCCGGCATGATCGACGAAGGCGTTGAGCAGCATGGCCTCGTCGGAGACCGTCCACAATGCATCCATGTACGTCCACAGCCGTGCGTTGGCCAGCGAACGAATCATGCACAGAATATCAGCGGTTTCGGAGCAATCGGCCCAAGCGGCCGAGGAAGCCGGAACCCGGAATGTCCCCTGAGGCAACAACCTCGCCCCTGTACTGTGCGAAAGGCAGAGTTCTCAGCCGAGCCTTCGCATCGTCCAGATCGCGCGCGCGCACCTCCAGGGCCCACTCCGCTCCTTCATGCCGGTACTCGAAAAGGTACCGGTTCACCGACTCGCTCATGAAAGGGCTCCTACATGTACTACGTCGTCTACCTCGATCAAGCGTCGCAATGGCGCTGGACCCTCTACGCCGCCAATCACCGCAAGATCGCCAACTCCGGAGAGGGCTATTACAACAAGGCGGACTGCGTCCATGGGATCAACCTTGTGGCCGGCTCTTCTGGAGCGCCCATTAGGTACGCCTAGGGTTAACACATCCCTTCGGGCGCGGGCTTCGGCTCGCGCCCACCTTTGTCGCACTCGGATCGCACGGCGTCGTTTGTGGCGTGCGCAGCCGATCATTTGCTTCACCGCGGTGTTCATGCATGCCTCAACCACTATCGCATTTCGGAAGAAGCGGACGGCTACTGCCCCCACTTTACACTTCGGCAGCCGTATCCATCCGTGAACGGCCAGAACACGCCGCCCTTGCCATGACGACCATCGCGAAAGCCGCCGAAGTGGAGGCTTACTTAGCAGGGTTACTGGTGACTTTTCTCGGGGCTAAGGCAACGCCCGCTTTCGCAATGTTCGACGCTATCCATCAAACGGCACAGAGTGCGGGACTGCGGGCGGCAGCCAAGTCCCATCTGAGCGAGGAAGACTTCGACATTCTAGCCGCGCTACTTTTGCTCACCAAATCTCCGGACAAGCACCGCAATCGCTTCGCTCATTGGCTGTGGGCCTACTCTGAAGAGATCGAAGACGGGATAATTCTCATCAACCCGCCGGACAACTTTGCCTTCGCCGTGAGGAACTACGCCTTACTGGAGAGTGGCATCCGGCATTCGGTGTCGCGAGGACAACCGGACGGGCCCGACCCTAAAAAGGTGCTCGTCTACTCTCGCAAGGACCTGCAGGACGTGATCGACGAGTTTGGTCGTGTCCAACATTGGTTTCGCGTGTTCAAGAGGCACATAAGTCCGCACCTTGACGACGACGCATTGCAATATCGGCTGATGCAGAGCGACAATCACTTCCGTCTAGCGCTTGATCGTGTGCGGAGCAGAGGTGGTCGGCAACCATAGCCGCGCTAATGATGAGGGCCTGCCTCAGCTCGCACCTACCGCCCTGCCCTGCGGCCCCAGCCGAGGGCATCGCCGGCATGATCGATGAAGGCGTTGAGCAGCAGGGCCTCGTCGGACGGCGCGAAACCGATCAGCTTGCGCTGCGGATAGTCGATTTCGGGGCCGTCCGGGGCGACCTGATCGCGTTCGCCATAGTGGTGGACCCGGGCGAAGCGGGACGCGCGCGAGGTGAATTCGACCCAGGCGGACTCAGTGTCCGCGCCAGCCTTGAGCCAGCGACTGGAGCGCAGGCCCCGGAACATGGGCTCTGACGTTTGGCGCACCTTGCCCCTTACGCCGCGAGCGCCAGAGGCCTCTATGGAGGTTTCGGCCTGCCCTTCGGGCGGGAGCCAGCGGATCACGCGGGACTTCTTGAAGGTGCGCAGGCCATCGGCCTCACGGTCGAAGCCGACCATCATCTGGCCTTGCTGACGCCAGCTACGCATATCGACGAGGCGCGGCGGGCCGGACCCGCCCGACGGATACAGGAATCGGACGGGCCGGGTGGCGGGCTTGGCGGTACGCCGCGGCTTGCGTTCGGGCCAGCTGGATCCATCGGGCGCGCGTTGGGCCGCCATGCGGCGCTGCTGAACGCGACGAATGTCGCCGGACATCCGCCGAAGCAGGCGGGTGCGCGCCGGCGCCTCGAGCGCGGCCAGGCAGGCGGCGGCGATCTCGTGCAGCTGGGCCAGGTCCTCGGCCATCAGGTGACCTCGGGGTGCTGTTCGCAACGGGCGATCACCGCGTCGTCCAGGTAGACGATGTGGAGCGGCGGGCCGTCTTCCAGGGCGAGGGGTTCGGGCGGCTCGAGATAGACGAGGTCATGGCCGCCGCCCGGGCGCGGTTCGAACCGGTAGGCCTCGGTCAGTTTGAGGTCGATGTGGATGTCGTATTTGTCCTCGTCGAGCAGCTCGAACGTCAGATCCATGCCGCGGGCGGTCGCCTCGGGGCTGGAGATCAGATCATGCTGCCAGCGCTGGATCCAGAGCAGGAGCGGTACCGCGATCTCGGCCGGGTCGCCGGCGAAGTCCAGCATGGCGATCTCGAGCGTGTAGCGGTACTCGAACGCTTGGCCCGGCCGGGCCGAGGCGAACAGACCCAGCTTGGTCGCCGCCATCTGCAGGCGGTAGGGGTCGGTGCGCAGACCGTGGCGCGCATCTAGCGCTTCGACCAGGGCGGCGCGGAGGGCGTGCGGCTTCTTCACGGCTCGACCCCGAGCGAGCGCAGCCACTCATCCTCGTCCGCATGTTCGCCGGCATGGACGTCGACGGCGGTCTGGCGGGCGATGTCGCAATGGACCAGGGCGACAGCCTGATCGACCAGCAGCTGCTCGAGCGTGTCAGCCGAGATCGTGCTGGGCAGCTCGAGCAGGCGGCACGGGCGCTTGGCGCTTTCCGGCATCTCGCGGCGGGGCGGCGTCACTGTGACCGGCACAGACGGCGGGTCGAAGATCGCACAACCGCTGCCAGCTATCGCGCAGACCAGCGCCACCGTCAGGAAGAGGAATCGAGTCATGGGCCTGGGCCTCTCGTTGAAGGGCAAAGTCACGCGCGATCGCGTCGGCGGCCGCGCGATCGGTGGCGCCGCGTTCGACCAGGCGCGTGGTGGACCGGGCGCCAGAGGCCTCGGCGGAGCGGGCAGCGCTGTCCACGGTTGCGACCGCCGCCTTGCCTTCGGCCACCTCGGCACGTCGCTCCGTCGCGTTGAACGGATCCCAGCGGAAGCCGAGGCCGCCGAGGATCTGGACGCTGACAACGGCAAAAGCGATCACGGCGACCGCGATCAGGATCCAGTGCGCCGGCGTGAAGCGGGCGATGTCCTTGGCGTGCATCAGGGATAGACCTTTCGGTCCAGCTCGAAATGCGGGCCGTCCCGAAGGCGCGGCCAGTCGCCGCCCCAGATGATCGGGATAGCGAGCTCCTTCGACGCCTGTTTGAAGGCCTTCGCGATGCGCGGATAGAGCGGCCAGTCCCAACGGACCTCGCTTCCGATCATGGCCGCGACATCGATGGCGTGGCCGGTCAGATGGCGAGAGTTCAGGGTGCGGCTTGCGCCAGCCTTCACCAGCTCGGCCTGCCGCGCGGGTGTCCGCAGTCCCTCCGTGATCATGAAATCGACTTCGGTCAAGACGATGGCCCTTTCCGCGACACGGATCAGGTCGGGGTGGACGCCCTGCATGCGTGAGCGGGAGCGGGCTGAAAATCGAAACGCCATGTCAGGGCTCCTCGGGTTTGTCGAAGTCGACGTCGAGTTCGATGCCGCCTGCCTTGACGCCGAGACGGCCGGCGCGGCCGAAGGCCAGGGTGACCATGACCAAGGCGACGATGAAGGTGCTGGCCAGACCCATCCAGGTGGCACCCTGAATGCGGGCGAGCCAGACGGCCTCACCGTCGGGGAAGCGCCCGTGCTGGAGCCACCACTGGACATGCGCGGCCAGCGCCGTGGCCACCATTCCGCCGCCGAGCATCAGGGCGAAGCGGATCATGGGCAGGGCCTTCAGCAGGCCGAACAGCTGACCGGGCTTGAGGCGGATCATGATGCGTCCCTCTCGAGGCGGTCGCGGATCCACGCCACGTCGCGCTGCACGGCGACCAGATCCCCATTGGCCA